TAAACGATCAGTGGCGGCACTTAAATCAAAACCGTACGAACAATTGGAATCAAGGCTTTTGGCCTTGGCCCGATTGAAGCTCGCATCTTGATCAAATGTCCCATCATTAGGGATTGCCACAAGAATCTTTTGAAGAAACTTATGGAGTGGATTCAGAAAAGACTGAGTCCACGGATCAACCATTGCAAATACACGTATTTTTCCAGCAGGCTCCAGCTTAGTCTTTAATTGACCAAGATAATCAGAATCTTTCTTACCACCAAAGTTTGTAAATACAAACTTGTTGGTTGTGGTGAGATTATTCTCATCATGTTCATCTGAGCCAATGACATTCATAGAGAAATCATTGAGTTCAGAGAAAAGGAACCCTGAGTTAGTCAAAACTGATAGTCTTCTAAAACTATCAATAAGGCCTTCTCGCCGGATTTTATACGCGTCTCCTTGAAACCCTACCCATGACATCGAAGCGGTTGGCGAACTTTTAACTAATGGTAACATTGTTAAAGCCGTCAGTTTACCTTGATCTTTAATTGGAATAAGACCTTTTATCAGACCAATAAAACTATTGGATCAGGATAAAATTATCTTACTCTGTTCGAGATCACCGGCAAACTCATCTGTTATGGTGGCTAACTTGAACTTTCCTTCTATCTGGATAATCCGATAGATAGAAAAGATTGTTAACCACATCCTTATTATGGCAGGAGAGTTCAATTGTATAATTGAACGCCTATCATTATGAGGAATTATAACAGGTAGTCCCGTTCGGGATAGTCTTGGCAAAGGCAGGTCCGGTTCAATCTCTCTTAGAGATCGAAACGGTTGACCAGCAAGGCATTTCTGCACAGCAATTTGGCAAGCTTTCAGATATTTTACAGTGTAAGTTTCTCCATGATGAGAATACATTCTCAAAATGAAGATACCGAAATTGTGAAGCATTCTGACACGCGATAGCACTTTACTACTCGACAAGAGAGCCATTGATAATATCTTTGGACCAATCTCATGTAGAATAGCCAAGAACCCCTTCGGGTTCTTGAGTGAAGCCATATTTCCCTGCTCGTATACATCCTTCATCAAAGTTTTATTTGAAAGAATTTTCATTTAGAATTAAGATTAAGTTGTACATGTAATATCTTTTAGCTAATTAATACTTGAATTTCGAGGGCTAAATACCTCTAAAAACAAGCGTTAAACTAACTAAAGTTTATAATCGTGTATATATATGAGCATGGACAATATCCCGCTGTTCCATAAAGGGACGGCAGGCTTAAAGTACCACTCGCAGTCACGAGATTGTTATAATCTCTAGCTTGACTAATTTGACACCTCTCTCTTTCCTATCTCTGATATACTGGTTAACCCTGTAAAGGATGCCAGAAACATAGAGATGATCTATTGATCAATATCTAGATCTTTAACTATAAAGATCTGGAACTCCGCGACTTAGCAGTAATGCTAGGAGGACGGAAGCGACGTGAG